TACAGCTCACACATCTTATGATTCCACGATTCATGGCAATTTCAATGAATTTATAACACGTTGGGATGCAGTCCATTTAGCTGAACTACAAGGTAGTTGGGATAATAATAATGTAGAAGGCGAAACTGCTGAACAAAAAATAAATAGAATAGGCGCTAGACCTACTTCTTTTACTTCCCCTTCCGTTTAATCTCTCGGAGCACAATTTATCCACGAGGTAAGAATATATTTATTACCTTTTAAAGGTGGATTCCCTCTATGAACATAGGGAAACCCGGCAGGGAAAATAAGAATTCTTCCAGTTTTAGGTTTAACTCTTACACTCTGATGAAGCAGTTCAGTTTCTCCACCCTCTTCTACTTCATTTAAATAAATTAAATACGTGAGTACTCGGTTTTCTTCTCCTGGTCCATGTTCAATATGCCATATATGATACCCTTGACCCGGTAAAGTTTTTTGTACTTTCATGTGGGTATATTTTAACTCCTGATAAAGAGTGTTGAGAGATGTAGAGTCGACGTATTTTTTTAAGGCTAAATCAAAATTGGCGAAGAAAGATTTAAAATTATCTTTCCATATATGAAGATTTTGCGAATTCAAAGCTTTCGCCGTATCATCTTTCATAACCGGAGGAAATTTTTCTAAATTTTGTCGAGTAAATTTTGCTGTAAAATCATTTTCTTTTTCATAATATTCAATTACTTTCTTACAGTCTGATGGTAAAAGATAACCATCAAATATACCTATAAAATTCTTATCTATGTGGACATTTCTTTTTTCCATTATACTTTGAGTTTCCCTTCTTCTTTTTTCCCTTTATCCCTTATTCTCTTATTCCGTTCCCAGTTTTCATCGCTTATATTGGGGCCAATATTTATTACGAGAGTATATCTTTTAGTATCAGCTTTTACTTCATCTACGTAGTGTTTTATCCCCGGTGGAAAGAAATAATAATCCCCTGCTTTAGGGGTAATTTCCACCTGCAGTTCCGGCAAAATGAGAGGATTTCCTTCGGTTAAATACAAAAGTCCATGGGATATAAAGTGTTGATGTATGTCAACTCTATCTCCTTTGCCCAGCTCAATTCCCCATAGATTTTGGATAATATGTTTCTGATAAAAGTGGCGAAAGAGCTCTGCATTTGTACCTTGATGAGTATTAATACAGTGATTAATAAATTTTGTAGTGAGTGGATTATCAATAAAATAATTCCAAGGTGTCATTTTACCTCGAACATAAGTCGCATCCTCCAGCTCTTCTGTTAAATTATTTCTAATTTCATTTTTAATATTTTCTATTTGATCGGGATAAGGATAGTTTCCAAAAGTTATTTGTACAGTTTTTGGATACGTTACCATTAAACTACTACTCGGCTGTAGTATAGGGGATGTGTCTAGTAATTCTATACTCATCTTAATAATTTTGCTTTTTCTCGTTGGGTATCATCTAAAAAGTTTTTTCGTTTAACTCCCGTTCTCGTCTCTTCTTTTAATTTTCGTAAAGTCTCAGCGCTCGGATTCCATTCTTCTTTGTTAACAATATCTCCTCCTCTTTCTGGTCGTGTTTGAAAAACTACTTTATATTTTCCATCATAAGATTTAAGTTTTTCCTTCCACCAGTCGGGGTCTTTAATTGTATAATGAGCATTCTTTCCATTTAATAATAGCTGGGTAGCCGGATAACAAGTAATGGTAAAAAAAACATTATCACTAAAACTAAATATATCTTCTAATACATTATCTATTTGATCTTCTTGTACATGTTCCATGACGTCAGTGCATATAACTAAATCAAATTTTCCTGTAGGTTTTTTTTCAAACCGAAAATAAGCTGGATCATAACCGGTAATATCTACATTGGGAGCACCCGGAGTTTTAGGATTATTAAATAATATGTTATGAAAATGCGCTTTCCCACATCCATAATCTAAAACAGTTTTTACATTGTGACGACCAATAACATCCCAGATTTGATGTTTATATTCTCCTAAAGATTCCCCAAGCCAATGCGTAGGATTCTGAACATGATATTTTTGTGCTTCTTCTAAGGATTCATATGTCATAAATATTTGTGTTCTGGTCTATGGTTATTCTTTAAATTCTTTAGTTCAATATAATGTCTATAACATGTTTCAGTAAAGGCTGTCAAATATAAGATGTCTCGAGGATGAGTAACGCGATAAGCTTCGATCCCATCATAACCCATTTCTTCGGCTACTTTAAATCTAAAATGTCCACAATGAATTTCGTCTTTTTTCTGTTGAGAATTAAACATTATGACTCCTGGAAAAAGAAGTCCATCTTCTTTCATAAATTGTCTGACATTTTTAAGGTGTTGAATTTCCTTGGGTTCATCCCAATTAATAGAATCATTATTTTGCAAATAATCAAAATTTATGCTAGTAAGCTTATCAGGAAACCATATTATTCTGGCTTTCATTATATTCATAACTAATATATAACATAAATAATATGTTACAAAAGCTTAAATTTGTCCCGGGGTTTAATAAACAAGCTACTGAATCTGGCGCTGAAAGTCAGTGGGTAGATGGAGATTTTGTTAGATTTAGGTATGGACTCCCTGAAAAAATAGGGGGTTGGGCCCAATTAACGGCTTCCGAAAAAACATTACCCGGAGCTGGAAGAGCAGCTCATGCTTTTACAAGTTTAGCTGGAGAACGGTATGTCGCAATTGGAACTTCTCAGGGTTTATTTTTATATTATGGGGAAGATCTTTATGACATTTCTCCTTTAGATACAGCTATCACTGGCTGTACTTTTACCGCAAGTTCTGCAGCTGGAACGACAGTTACAATTGACAAAGCTTCTCATGGTTTAGAACCGGGAAGATATATCACTTTATCTTCTGTGAGTGTTACAGCAGATTCTACTTTAACACCTGCAATTTTAGAAAAAGCTTATGAAGTTTTAACCGTTCCAACAGTCGATAAATTTACTATCACAGCATCTACTGCTGAAACCGGAACAGGTATGACTGCAGCCGGAGCTGCAACAGTTAATCCTTATTACGTAGTAGGACCAACCAGTCAAACAGTTGGTTATGGATGGGGAACTTATTTATGGGGCGATTCTACTTGGGGCACAGAGCGATCAACAAGTAGTGTGACTCTGGAACCAGGCACCTGGAGTCTTGATAACTATGGTCAAGTTTTAGTTGCAACTATTTCAGATGGAAAAACTTTTACTTGGAATGCCGGGGCAAGTAATCCTCGAACAATTAGAGCTTCTCAATCAACTACTAATTTTCTTACTACTTCTAATCCTACCGTTTCACTTATGACAAAAGTTTCTGATAGAGATAGACATTTATTTCATCTTGGAACAGAGACAACTATTGGAGACGCTACTACTCAAGATAAAATGTTTATAAGATTTTCTAATCAAGAAGATTTAAATGACTACACTCCTACACAAATCAATACTGCAGGAACTTTTAGACTCGATGCAGGAAATGAAATTAGAGCAGCTGTTTCAGGAAAAGATTATACTTTAATTCTAACTGATACTGCAGCTTATGTGGCTCAGTATGTTGGTCCTCCTTATACATTTAGTATTAGACAAGTTGGTACCAATTGTGGATGCATGGGAATGCATTCAGCTGTTTCTGCCAATGGAGCAGTTTACTGGATGGGGGATGCAGGGGGTTTTTATAGATACGATGGTACCGTTAAATCGATTGATTGTCTGGTAGAAGATTTTGTATTTGATACTCAGGGTACAGATTTAGGACTTAATTACACAGCTAATAAACTTATTTATGCAGGTCACAATAGTCTATATACAGAAGTCAGCTGGTTTTATGCTAAGAATGGTTCAGATCAAATTGATAGATGTGTAACATATAATTACGGAGAAAATGTATGGACGACAAGTTCTCTTGATAGAACAAGTTGGACTGATGCAAATGTTTTTGATAAACCTTATGCAACAGATTATGTTTCCACAGGTACTCCAGTCTTTCCAGATATTTTAGGTATTACCAATACTTATGGAGCTTCTTTTTATTATGCTCAAGAAACAGGGACTGATCAAGTTAATAGCACCGGAACTACTTCCATTGATGCCTACATACGATCTGGAGACTATGATATTACTTCAAGAAAGAATATGATGGGTACTTCAACCGGTGTAGTAGATTATAGAGGAGATGGAGAATATTTTATGTCTGTAAGCAGAGTTATTCCGGATTTTAAATATTTAACTGGAAATGCGAAGATTACTTTATATCTAAGTTCTTATCCGGATCAAACGGGAGTTAGTTCTCCTTTAGGTCCCTTTACCGTTACATCAACGACTGATAAACTAAATACTCGAGCCAGAGGAAGACTGGTTTCAATTAATATTGCTAATGATTCTACAGGCGAAACCTGGAGATATGGCACATTGAGATTAGATGCACGGGCAGACGGGAGACGATAATGCCATTTCAATCTGAAAAACAAAGAAGATATTTATGGGCTAACGAGCCAGAGATAGCTCGTGATTGGACTGAAACTTATGGAAGTAGAGTTGAAAATAATATGGGTGGAATTACCCGAGCAGGTTTTGCTATGGGAAGTCCCTGGACGTGGTTAGCCAAGATGATTAGTGGAGGACTTAAAAATTATGTTACAGACACCCCTAGTCAAAAAGCGTGGGATTATCTTGGACAACAAGAATATAAAACTCCCGATGGTCAATCAATTATGGATTATGGACAAAGCCTTTATCAACCCGGTCAAATTCTAGAAGGATATAATCCTGTTTCAAGTTTTGGTGTAGGACCTATGGGAACTTTACAAAAAAGAAGACAATACATGTTGGATAGACTGGCTGCCGGAAAAGATTATAGTGAGAAAAATTTAGGAAACGTTACATCAGCATTAGCAACTCTTCAAGGTCTAGATGTAAATAATCCAAATGAAATGAGAGCGATGGATCCTCCTCAAGCTGATCCTGGAAATTGGTCTACTTATGAAAGTAATCCAACGGGAGAATTTAATGATGGGGGAAGAGTTGGTTATGCTGAAGGTATGTCCCCTGGAGAAGCTCAAGCCAGAGGACTAGGAGCACAACATCATGGCTCAACTACATCTGGAAATTTACACGCAGGAAATATGCATCAAGGTAATGATGGATATCAAGATCAAATTATGCTGGGTGGAACAGGTATTAAACCCGAACCGAAAAAAAATTTGATAGGCATGGGAATAACAGGACTTAGAGGCATTCTACCATTTTTAGGGGAGAAAGCTACTTTACCAGGAGTAGCATTAAGCATTTATGATATCATTAATCAGGAACCAGACATCGACGATATAATTTTATCAGCAGATCAAGAAACAACTGACGAAGAAACAGAGCAAGAAAAAATAGCCAAGAATATTAGAAATATGGAGAAGTTTATGGCTAACCAAAAACTAAAAAATAAAGCTGACATCTTTAAGGAATATGAATAATGGCAAAAATAACATCATACATTCCAGAACCTCAACCAAAATATACACCAGATAATCAAAGACAAATCTTGGCTGCTATTGAAGGAATAAAAAATGAGTTGAACTTTGCTTTTCAAAATGATTTAAAGGAAGAACAAGACACATTTAACTATTTTATATCATGACTATTCAATACAAGAACCAGGGATTTAGTTTAACGACAACCAATACAGTGTCTGTTTTAACAGCAAATGCTACTTCAGTTGTTTTAATCAAGCAAATTCAAGCTAGTAATGGGTCTTCAGCAGGAGCTTTATCAGTGGTTACTCAAGTTACAGATGCTACGGCAGCTGTGACATATAGAATAGGTAATCAAAGTATTGCAGCTTCTTCTACAACTGATATAATAACTAAAACATTGGTACTAGAATCTAACGATGTTTTAAAAATGACATGCGCAACAAAGGATGAAATACAAGGAATCGTTTCGTACGCCTTGATAAATAGAGAAAACCAGAATGGCTAAAGAAGTAGAGGAAAGAGAAAATTTTATTTCGGAAAAAGATGCAGATACGTTTAGAAACGTAATGGATAATTATTTTAATTTAGAAGATAAAAGATGTTTTCATCATAGAACCACTCAAGTAATAGACTGTATGTATATACATGACATCCCT